GAGATCTTTACATTCATAAGAATATGAAGATGCCACAGATCCTCTATCTTTACGAGTTCTATAGAAACCATCCATTAAATCTTTTGTTTCACTACAAACTCTACATTTCCTATCGGTAAGTAATAAATGTCCAAGTTTTATTTGTTTATCTAATTCCATTATGTCATATAGTCCCACATATGAGACATGTCTCCATATTCATCAGTAAACCACCTATCACCCTTAGAATCAACAAAACTATCACTTTCAAAACCATCAGATACAAATCCAAATGGTGCCATATCCTGTTCTATTTGATTTTTTTGTTCTTCATATAATCTTTTTCTAACATCTTGGTCAGTTAATTCTTTAAAATAATCCTGTGCTACTATCCATGCATAGATTACTAAACACATAGCAAGGTCATCATTACATCCTTCTTCTGCCTCAAATGAATTATGCTTTTGAATGAATGTTGTAAGTTCACTCATGATGTCATAATCATTGAAAGTTAACTTATCTTCTTCAATCATTGTTTTGAGATTGAGACATCCAATTTTTTTTACAGTTTTGGACATCTTAACTCCTAATTGGGTTTTCTTTCCAGAAAATCCTTGACCAACAATTTGCCCTGCTCTACCTCTCATAGAACACATAAGAAGATTATTGTATTCCAAATCATACTGAAGAATACTTGCTACTTGATCACCGACATCATTTACCTCACATAAAATATAAGCATTGTTATAATTTTTTGCTACCTCGTAAATAATGCTTGGAAAAAGCATTGGTTTAATTTCATTGTCTCTATACTTTGCAACTACTTTATGTGGAAACTGAGTTATGTCTACAACTACAAACGCAGAGTAGTCGTTCCCTACGCCTCTTGCAACGTCCACAGTCATTATATAGTCGTGTTGGTCTATACTCTCAACATATACGTCTAAACCCGCGTTACGGGTCTTAGGGTGGTCATATACGAGGGATCTGAGTTTGGATGGAGCGATCAGTGTGTCAACGGATCCAAGAAATTCGCACTCAAACTCAACTTTGAATTGCTGTTCACTTGTGTTTGCAATAGTTTGCTTTTTCCATTGCTCGTCTCTACCTGGAACTTCACTCCAATGAACATCTGTTGGAATATATTCATTTTTACTTCTTTCCGCATCGTGCCACATACGGTAGAAGTGATTCATACCGTGAGGTGTTGAGACTATGATAACCTTTGTGCTTTTACCAGAAGAAATAGTTGGATAAACAGATGCAAAGAATTGGTCTGCAATATGATTTGGAATGAACGCAAATTCGTCCAAGAAGATGACGTTATAAGAACCACCACGAACTGCAGATGCAGAGGTAGATGCTGCAAGAATCTTTGATCCATTCTCCAATTCCAACGAACCTTTATTCCAAGATAGAATACCCTGTTGCATCCACTTGGGAAGGTTCTCATATGCCAATTGTAATCTTGAAAGCAAATCTCTTGCAGTAGATGCTTTGTTTGCAAGAATTGCAATATTTACATTATCATTGAATACTGCATAATGTAAAAGATAAGATACGCAAGTAGTAGATTTACCTGTCTGACGAGGCATCTTACAGATATTGAATCTATGATCATGAAAGTTTTGAATCAACTTCTCTTGAAAAGGATACATCTTGAATGGTTGTAATCCATAGTCAAGAGTAACGATTTGAATATAGTTTTTAGCAAAATAAACAGGATCTTCCTTACATCTCATAAACTCAAGAATTTGTTCTTGAGTAAATTCAATTGGAGTATTTGCTTTTTTTAGATTGGGATTTGATAAATAAGCATCGGTATTTTTTAATTGAATATCTTCAATTATTTGACTCATTGCAATATCAGACATAACAATATCCTCTTTCTTTTCCCCATATTCTCATTCTATAAGAAACTGCTTGAATTGTAATTTCCAAATCATTTGCAGCTTCTTGTTGAGAAACATAAATTTTTCCATTAATACAAATTTTTTTACTATTTGGATGTTTTTCGCCACTTTCATATTTGTGTCCAAAAGAACGACCTTTTAATGCTTCACTTCTTTTTTTGCATGTTTCTTCACTATGTTTTTTTCCAATATTTTTCGTGGTAGCTTTATTTAAATTTTCCATAAACCAAGCATTATTATGCCATCCATATCTATGCATTTCTTTACTACAGACATAAAGATGTTCTGGTATATCTCTTCCACCTTCACATCTAGGTGGAAAATGGTGAACATCCATACATTTCATCTGCTCTTTGGTTAATCCCCAATGTTTCTGTGCTATTAACCTGACAGAAGTTGGATTTAATTTTTTATTTGGAACTTTTATAATAGCACTCACATTTTAATCCCAATTTAAAAATATTTATTGAATCAACACTTCCAACGTTTTCTTGCTGCCAATCCTCTTTCTCCGTCCCAACTTCTACTGCGAGAGCAAAAATTCTTACGACGCTGAGCTGCTTTACTTCCCGGTTTTACATCACCAGTTACAGGTGCTTGAAGATTGGAACCAGTAGCACGATTGTATTTATCTCTACCTTTTTGAGTAAGTCCACCACCTCTTTCTACTGAAAGTTTTTCACCCCTTCCAACCGATAATACAGGACCTTCTTCTTCAATAGTTTCTTCGCCAATTGTTTTATTATTCATGAGATAATTTTTTGACTTAGAGTTTACAACTTGAATCAAAGGCATTCCCGGTTGGAGTGTTGAAACATTATATTGAATAACTTGTGAACCTGGATATACTTTTTGAATCTCATCAGTTATATCCTTTCTTGATGGCATTCCTGCTTGTGGAAAAAACATTCTTACTGAATAAGTTTTTCCTCTCCAAGAAAGAATAACTGCAATAATATTTCCAGTTTCTGATTGAAGACGTGTTGCTTCTCCCAGATCATTGTTTGACATGAAAGAACTCTTTGGAGATACTATTGGTTCTGGTTTAATTAAATCTACAAATTCAGCATATAAGTTTCCATTAGCATCTTCGATAGATACATTTTCATTTTTGGTTTTATTTCCCCAGTTTGCAGCACCAACTTTACGACATTTTACAACTGCTCCTGACGCATATGCACTTGGCCAAATTTTATATCTCGATTTTACTTTTTCCTTACATGCATCTTCGTTTACAAATTCTTCAGTTGCAACGTTTTTTGCTTTTCCACTTCTTTCTGAATTTGGATCTTCTTTTCTCTTTCTTCTTGCAGCACTATCTTCTTCTTCTGGTGACATTTCTGATGCCATTTTTGAACTACCACATTTTGGTTTGGTAGTTTGTCCTGGTTGTTTTGCGCAAGGTTTACCAGCGTATTTGCCACCTAATTGAACCCATCCTGGTTTTCCATCACTTGATTTACTTTTTGAAAACCAGTCATGAAGAGAAGAATCTCCTGATTTAGTTTCTTCGCCTACAGGAACGCAATTGGGAACAATTTTTTTTCCTTTCTTTTTCATGCCTTGCTGTTTATATCCACTCCAACAAGGATCTTCTTCTTGAAGTTTTGAAAGAATTTTATCTACAAGTCTTTCTTTTTTTTTAACCTTTGGAAGTTCTGCAGTTTTTCCTAATTTTCTTTTTGCTACACCTGCTTCGTTTGGATTTGGTGATGTAGTTAATGCTTCAATTTTTCTTCTTTTTGCTGCTGCTTTATGTGCTGTAGCATCTATTGTAAATGATTCATCCATTTCTCCACCATCAATATAGTCTGCTGCTGTATCAATATAGTCTGCTGCCTTGGTAATCTTTGATTGAACCCATGCTTCTAAATTACCTTCACCTTTAGCAACCTTTTTTTGAAGTCTTTTAATGGCTCCCAGCATTGTAGAAAGTTCTGAACGTACCATTGAATATTCTTCATCTTTTACTGAGACTTTATCCCAAGCATTTTCACCATAAGAACATTCAGATCTTGTTTCTTTTTTGTCGCACAGTGGACAATATCTTTTTTCTTCCATTTCTTCGTATGCCATACCTCTTTTAGTATGTTTAATTTCTCCCTTTTGTTTTGCCATTAATCTTTTAGACATGGTTCCAAAATCTTTTACAGGATTTTCGTCAGAAATTCCTTTCTTGGGATTGTCATAAACATCAACATCTCCGTCAGCATCACGATCAACATACTGAACTGTTGCGTGATGCACCAATTGCTTTAGATCTACATTTGGATCCAATTGGTGTTGTTTACCTTTTAAATGTGGAGTTTTATGAGTAAACTTTTTATATGCGTCCATTTACTAATCAATATCCTTTTTTCTATTTATTATATAGTTCTTGCTACACACTCTCATCCTTAGTTTGCTGCTTTAAAAGTTTTGCTAAATCTGCAGTTGAACCAACAAATAGTGCATTTGTGACATTTGTTGGACCTTTTGATTGTTTTTCTTCTTCAATATCTCTTAATTTTTTCTGAAGATCCATTAACTTATCTGTTGCATCCGCAACATTTTTAATAAGTTGTCCAGCAACTTCATATGCTCTTGGCATTTCACTTTCTTGAGCAAGTTCAAGAATTCCATTAATTGCTTCTTGACCTTTTTCAATTAATGAGTATAAATTTCCACGAGTATATTCATAATCCTTTTTAACATCATCTACTCCAGCAGCAATTTTGTCAATTTTTTCAATCGGTGTCACCTCATTTGTAGATACTATTTCAGTATCTACATTAAAAGTATCATTTAAATTATTAAATTTTTTTGTCATTTTCATAATTTGTCAAATTGTTGACCCACTAAACCCAAAATCATCTCCACTTTCAATAAGAGTATCATCAGTAGCAGTAATTGATTTTACTTCTGAACCGGAAAGATGTGATGTTATAGTTGTATTATCTCTACCTCTTTCTACGGTAAGAATATTTCCTGACTTCAATTTAACATAAACTTCTTCACCCTCAAGATCTAAATATGTATTTACTGAGATTGAACTTGCATCATTTACTGCAATTAAAGTATCTGTTGTAGTAATATCTGATGTCAAGTTTGCAACAACAATTCCTGTATAATTTTTGATTGCTCTTGGTTCTGATGAATAAACAACTTCTCTTGTTGTACCATCCGTAAGGTAACCAACAGAAACCTTTTTGATGATATCTTTTGTTGCAGAAGAAACTGGTCCAAAAAGATATGTTTTTGCTGTAAATCTTAATGTGTATAAAATAACTCTTCTTGTGCTAAAGTCACCTTCATAATCATCTTGCATCGTTATGTTCTCAAGAACAATTGGAATATCTCTCTTTTCTTTGATGCTTTCGACCAACTCAATAGACATATTATATGCTGGTTGAAAATATGGTAAAATTTGTTCTACAATTTGTAGTACATCATCATTAAGTTTTGCCATGATACTTAACTCAAATTGCATATTATATGGAACGGGCATATATGCTTTCTTGGTTTCTGTTCCGTCTGTTGGGTCTTTTGCAGTAAATGTTTGAGTTGTAGTTACTTTTCTTGATGAATCATAAGTTAATCCTGTAAATTCAAATGACATCCTTGGCAACGTCATCGCCACACTTTTATTTAAATCCGGTGATTGATTTATTCTTGCAAGAAATTTTTGTGTAGGACCATAAGCCAAAGGAACTTTTATAACACTAACAACTTGATCAGAAGTGTTTAGGTGCTTTATACTTATATTGTTAAAAAGAGAACCAAAT